ATAAATATCTACATGAACAGAAAAGAACTTAGAGAATTACTAGGACAACTGCTTTTCACGTTTGTATTTCTAATGCTACAAATTGTTGGTGTATTCATTATTTTTAAGGATCAACTATGAAATGGGAACAATGGGAACAAGGTCATGTTGAATTAGATCCAGAAGATAGACTGTGGGAATACGACAACGACGGCTCTAAAATATACAAATTAAAATGCGGATTTGGTACTAAAACACCATGGGATGGTGGCTATGCTTATTGGCTAAAACTATATGGACATGATTGGAATGACTGAAAAAGAACACCAACACTACATGGCAATACTAATTAAACATAACAAAGAATGCACCTGTTGGAACGACAGAATAAATTACTGGGAACAGTATAATGCCAAACGGTAACAAGTTTCAAAATGAATTAATGTTTGCAGTAAAAGGACAGTTAATTCCAGATTCTTATAGTCAATCAGATATTGATCATATGGAAAAACAATATACAAAAAGACTATGGGGAAACTGCGAAGCAATACCAAACAATCAAGATAGATTCGAACAAGCATGGAGTAAAGCAAATGGGTAAGAAAAAATCAAGAACCAGTCAAACCTCAAAAGGCACGGTAGGTAATCCATACAAACATGCTACAAAGGCACTGAGAAAAGAATATCAAAACAGTGTAGAAAGAATCAGTAATCAACTAGCGGCCTTTTACCGAGGCAGACGTGTTATGATTACAATACCTAATCCAAACACTAATGAAACAAACAAAAGATATATTCGAGTAAATGCACGTGACGTTTGGTCAGGTGGTGGAAAAGAAAAAAGAAAATAAACTCTAAAAAGGCCTTTATGTTTTTCCATATTTCTCGTAACGAATCATTATACAAAAAGCCATTAAGCACAACATACAAAGTAAAAGACTATTATATACAACTAGACAAAGGTTGGCACAGATTTCATAATATCTTTTTCAAAGGCTATGCTATTGGTGAAAATTTAGAAAACAAAGTACGATCTTCCAACTTTAGTGCCACCAATGGAAACTATGTAATTTTAGATTTCTCTCAGATACCTAGTATCTACTATGATGATTCTCGAGCCTTTCCATTATTTTTAAATAAAGATACACTAACAAATATCAATGATCCTTCATTGGAACCAATTTATTTCAACGGCACTGCAATAAACTTAAATGATGAATGGAGATGGAAGCAGTCTGATGAAAAATATTCAATTTGTTTTGACCCTAATCACAAAATTTATAATAAGATTGAACTAGTTGATTTAATATGTAATTACTTGATCACAGTGACACAACAATTGGATACCGATCTTCCGATTATTGCCGCAAATAGTCCTGGTGTTGATACTGCTATGGTTAAAAGTGCATTTGACTATTGTAACATAGAATATTCTACAGGTAACCAATCTTCGACCAAAAACGATTTATCTGATGTAGGTTGGGGATACAATCAAATGCACATCATTGACTATCCCCATTTGCAACTAACAGGATTTTGTGGCGACGAATTGTTGCTAAGAAATCCGTTATACTGTCAATGGCTTCTTGATTGTCACAATATTGATTTGGTAACACAATTTGACAACCTTGATAGCACTTATATGAAGGGATTTTTTAATGCAAAGTATAGAGATAAGTTATTGAACCGCGATCAAATATTTAAAATTCAAGCAAACGGATTTAATCATACAGCAAATGTTGCACTAAATGATTTTCAAATGTGGCATCTTGATAATGCTATTACTTTTACACCTTTAAGAAATCTTGATATTGCAACTGAATGTTTGTATGCTGAACCAGATGTTGTGCTTCATCAAGTAATACATGGTGGATTAAGCAAGGCTATAATTGAGAAGCTTAATCCAAAAAATTTAGAAAGTATTTCTTTATACAAAAATAACTATACTACGTAAAAAAATGGTTGACATAGTTTTATCCTGTGTTACTATGTATATACAGTTAGAAACAAGGAGATAGCTTATGTCAAGTTCAAGTCAAGTAGAATATAGAACAGTTACTACTGCTGGTGCAAAAAGTGCAATAAAAGTAGCATTCAAAAAACAAAGACCAATATTTTTATGGGGACCTCCAGGAGTTGGTAAAAGTGATATAGTTCAGCAGATCACTGATGATGCTAAGGGTTACATGTTTGATCTACGTTTAGGTCAAATGGATCCAACAGACCTTAGAGGTATGCCCTACTTCAACAAAGAACTAGGTGTAATGGATTGGGCGCCGCCTATTGATCTTCCATCTCCTGAGTTTGCCAAAGACTATCCAATGATCACAGTGTTCTTGGATGAGATGAATTCAGCTCCTGCTAGTGTACAAGCGGCGGCTTATCAGTTGGTGCTTAACAGAAGACTAGGCAAGTATGTATTACCAGACAATGTTGTTATTATTGCTGCTGGTAATAGAGAGTCAGACAAAGGTGTTACCTTTAGAATGCCTACTCCGCTTGCAAATAGATTTGTACATGTTGAAATACGTGCAGACTACGAAGCCTGGTTTAATTGGGCAGTTGAAAATGGTATCCATCCAGATGTGGTTGGTTACTTGAGTTTTGCCAAACAGGATTTATACGACTTTGATGCTAAGAGTGCAAGTCGTGCTTTTGCTACTCCGAGATCATGGAGTTTTGTAAGCGAGCTTATTGAAGAAGAAATGGATGAGACCACTGCAACTGATCTTATTGCTGGTACCGTCGGCGAAGGTCTTGCAGTTAAGTTTCAAGCTCACAGAAAGATTGCTGGTAAACTTCCTAATCCAACTGATGTACTTGCTGGTAAAGTTAGCAAACTTGAAGTACAAGAAGTCAGTGCAATGTATTCACTTACAATCAGTATGTGTTACGAACTTAAAGAAGCATTAGGTACAGTAAAAGATGCTGAGTTTCATTCAATGAGCGACAACTTCTTTAGATTTATGATGGACAACTTTGAAACTGAGTTGGTTGTTATGGGAGCAAGAATTGCACTAACAACATATGCTATTCCGTTTCAACCAACTAAACTTAAAAACTTTGATGAGTTTCATCAACGTTACGGCAAATACATCCTTGCTAGTCAAGGGTAAGGGCTTTGGTTGAGGGCCGTTTTTCTAACTGTAATATAAAAGGCATAACACTATGCAGGCCCTCAACCAAATCAATGATGCTATGACAGACATAGATCGAATACTAACAAAGCACCTGAGGGAATATACTCAGGTGCTTCGTCATTACACACCATATGATAGCGAAGAATGGACCCGTCTGCTTAAACAGGTTCATAAAGATTTTGGCCGGCCAAGTGAACGTTGGGCATGGACCATTGATCACGAATGGCAAATGAAAATGTTGGAAGATCCTGATTGGAGAGGCATTCCGGAAAACGAATGGCATGTTGTGTTCTACTTTAAAGAAGAATCTGACGCTATCATGTTTGGCCTTAAATACTAGCATGAAGTACAAGATTAAAAAACTAGATGGCCGTTATGCACACCATAATTATTTCGCGTATTGTATAGACTTTCCGCGTAATCAGTTTGGTCCTGCAGATTTCCATCAAGTAATGGAATGGATGATTGACACATACGGTTACAGTGCCGAGGTCCGTGATTTTATGCACATTAGGAACATGCTACAAAAACGTCTACAGTTTAATGTACCAGACAGCAACAATCCCAAGTGTGTAAATCAATTGTGGACTTGGACAAATGGCAGTGAGAATCTGCGTATATATTTAAAAGGTGATAAAGAAGCAACCTATTTTAAACTAAAGTGGCCCCATGAAGACTGTTGATCTACATGGCAAGACCATACATGAAGCATGGCGGGTATTCATTGCATTTGCATACGAAAAGAGCTTGGCTAAAGAAAAGCATATAAGGGTTATAACAGGACACGGTGCTATACAAAAGGAATTTCCGCAATGGTGCGAAGCATGTACACATGCACGATCATGGGCGACAGAACCTTACAACACAGGCAGCTTTAAGGTAAAACTAAGATGACCAAGAGCATATTTGTATTAGAAAAACTACACTTACCTACAAATTACAGGCAGTTGGTAGGTGTTTATGAAACTAAACTTCTTGCTGATCAGGCCGCAGTGGCGTGTTTAGAATTAACAGAGCCGCCGGCATGGCATACCACTATAAGCATTTTGCCATTAAATGGAATAGTAGATTGAAGTATTTTATAATGGGAGACAGTTGGGGTGTAGGGCAATACATCCGAGAACCCTACATGATACCCGTAGCAAATACCGGCTTGGATCATCATCTACAACAACATGGACACACTGTTACAAATATAAGTGCTGGTAGTGCAGGCAACTTTGGACAGCTAAGGCATGCCTATTGGACACTGAAAGAATGTGCAGATTATGATTTTATCGTATGGTTTCACACAGAATCCTTGCGTGATATAATTGAAATTTGTATGCAAGATCCCGAAGAGGCTAAGACCCAGTTTCCTCTGTTTACAATAGATGTGGATTTCAATAGAGCACTTGACTATATTGACGAGCAAAATTATGCATACGCCCAGCAAATTTATCAAGAGTTTGGCATTCCTTTTATTGTGGTTGACGGACAGAGTCCCTTTAATCGCAGATTAGGCAAGGATCATTTTGTTAAGCATCATATTAAATGGCTAGAACAACTATTAGAATTAAACAGTGATGCACCGAGATATAGTTTTGGAGCATGGCAAAAGATACAACAGATACTAGAACACTACAGTATAAACGAACGTGAATTCGTAATTAAAAATCTCGAGGATTTAGATCGCAGTGAATTGGTAATCAAACTTGGCAAACAGAGCGATCTATTTCCTGATAATGGACATCCGAGCTCAGATTGTTTCAGAGAATTAGCAGACCAAATAGAACTTTTAGGTTGACAATAGGAACAGATGTGTTATAATGTATATACAGTTAGAAACTAGGAGCGGCACATGGCAGATACAGTAAACAAAGATTTAGCAGAAAAGTTCAAGGACATACTAGGTCCAATGGATCCTGCAAGAGACAGAGAAGTACGTGAAATACTGGTTACTGCTCGTGTTGGTATGTTGTTACGTGCCAGTTTCTTTGGTAATCTTGCTACTAGATTGAAACTGGTTAATGCTGATGAATGGTGTGCAACTGCCGCAACCGACGGACGTAACTTCTATTACAATTCAAAGTTTATTAAAATGCTTCGTCCTAAAGAAGTTGAATTTCTTTTTGGTCATGAAGTGTTACATTGTGTGTACGATCATTTTGGTAGACGTGGCGAGAGAGATAGACAATTGTATAATGTCGCATGTGATTATTGTGTTAATGCAGATCTTAAAAAACACAGAGTTGGTGAATTTATTACCACAGTTCCTTGTTTGTACGACGACAAGTATGTTGATTGGGCCAGTGAAGCAGTCTACGATGACCTATTTGAAAATGCAGAAAAGATCGACATGAATGATCTTGTTAATCAAATGATTGATCAACATCTTGATGGGTCTGAAGGTGACGGCGACAAAGACAAAGAGGGCAAAGGTCCTACCAAGTGGAGCAAACAAGAACGTGAACAGATCAAAGAAGAAATAAAAGAAGCCATGCTTAGTGCGGCACAGGCTAGCGATCCTGGCAATGTGCCAGCAGGTGTAAAACGTATTGTTGCACAACTCATTGAGCCTAAATTAAATTGGAGAGAACTGCTTCGTATGCAGATGCAGTCAACCATCAAATCAGACTACACATTTAAACGTATGCACCGTAAGGGTTGGCACATGGATGCTATACTTCCTGGCATGGACAACGACGAGTATGTTGATATCTTTTGTGCTTTGGACATGAGTGGTTCAATTGGTGCAGAACAAGGCAGAGACTTTATGAGCGAAGTCAAAGGCATTATGGAAGAATATGGACAGTTTCGTGTTACTGTTTGTTGCTTTGATACTAGTGTTTACAATGTACAAACATTCACTGACGATAATATAGATGCTATCGACGAGTACGAGATCAAAGGTGGTGGCGGTACTGACTTTGATTGTGTGTTTGACTACCTAAAAGAAGAAGCAATTGATCCAAAAAGATTAGTGATGTTTACAGATGGTTATCCATTTGACTCATGGGGTGATCCAAACTATTGTGATACAGTGTTTATCATACATGGCGATAATAATCCAAATCCGCCCTTTGGTACATGGGCACTTTATGAAGATGATAGTTGAGCAACCAGAGTATGAACTGCAATTACACGAAACCAATTGCCTAGAAGAAGTAACCAATCATGACTATAGTGATTGCCCAGATTGGGCAAATTCACGTGAATGGTATATTAACTGTAAGTATGAATTAGAATGGAATGATCCTGAAACTGCTTGTTTTATGGAAAAGTAACACTACTAATTTTACCTAAATACCAATAAACCATTAAATAAACTACGTAGTTAATGAAATCGGAGATAACTAATAGTATGACAGATACTGAAGAAAACAAACAAATTCCTATGCCTGAGCAAACAATCTCACTTACAATTGGTGATATAGATTATTGTAAACAAATAATTGAAAAGGCATGCGAAAAAGGTGCTTTTAAAGCAGAAGAAATGGCTGTTGTAGGAGTAACCTATAATCGAATCTCTAAATGGTTAGAAGAAAATCGACCAAAGTCAGAGAATCAAACAACAGAAGCTGAGGAGACGTCTAAAGCTCAAGGAGAAACAAAAGATGATTAAACACCTAGGTAAACACGGCGATCGTAAAGTTGCTATCATGTTTAGAGAAGTACCCGAAGAAGAACATATGTGTCTTGTGGTATATCCGCAAAACATGAACATGCAACTATCAAATGATTTTATGAAAGCTCTTGAAAGTGTAGAGGCTCAACAAGCTGAATCACTCGGAGATGCAATGCATAGTAAAATGTTTTCAGATGGAACTGCAATATTGCAAAGATGTCATAAAGAAGGTTGGATTAAAAAGGTTAGAACCAATGACATTGTAGTGACTCCAACTGCTACATCAAATGTACGTTTAGATGAACTTAACAATATACTAAACGAAATGAAGCAAGGTGAAGAAGCAATCAAACGTATGGCTCAATTAGATGCAGACGGTGGATATACTGGCAAAGTTCGTCCAAGAGATGAATACGGCAGAGAAGTCGGTGGCCCAGTAAATATTGCTCCAGGAAGTTTAAATTCAACTTCCAACAAGCAGTTAAATGAAACTGCTGGCGCAACCAATCCAGCAAGTGCAGCTATGACGCAACCAAGTTTTGCCACACAACAAGCAATGGCTGCTCCACAAACTGGTGCACTAACTGATGATGTAATTGCAAATAACATGAAGTCTCAAGCAGAAAGAATGGCCGCTGAAGCACAGAGCATGTTAGCTGAATCCCAACGTATGCAAGCAGAAGCCAATGCTATGATGGGCATCAAAGACACACCTGCTAAAAAGAAACGTGGAAGACCAGCCAAAGCAAAAGTATAAATGATCTTTCCATGTAGCAAAGTTGATAAATGGAAACAGGTAATTGATTCCGTTGATCAAGATATAATTCCTATTGATGTGATTAAGAAGGTCGTGTTCAAATTGGAAAATGGCAAACAAAAAACCATTAACTTA